TGAAATCGTACAAAGTAAAACCAGAGAACTCAAAGTATTCCTCCAACCCCATGTGATAGGCAATGATTACCCACACTCTGTCGGGCTTCAAGCCATTAGCTTCAATGTCGAATACAATCTTATCCACCACTAGAACTCCGCTTTATCGTCAGGTACTGGACAGTTAGTCTCAATCATACGGCCAGACTCCTTGTCATAGTACAGGTAACAAGCAGGGCCAGTGAGTCCAACAAACCTATTCTTCAGCACACGTACACAGGTGGTGTTACGTATCTCAGGGTCAGCGTGTTGCTGATCTCGCTCTAACCCCAGAACTATGTCGCTAAGTTGCGCGATTGCCGCTGATCCTCTGAGTTCTCCCAGAGAAATCTTACCGCCATCCTCGTGCGCCTTAGCACCGCTTGGTCTACGTAGGTGAGACACAAGGAACAACCCTACGCCTGTCTCCTGAACTAGCTTACGGAGATTGGTCATGATGCTGTCGATAGCCTTACGCTCGTCACCTGTCTCTTGGTCTGACACTACAATGCTGAGATGGTCAAGGATAATCCACTTGCAGTCTAGTCCTTTAGCCATGTAGCGTATGCGTCCTAGCAAGTTATCCTCATTGGTACTACCCCAGTGGTCAAACATAAAGATACGGCCTGACCCTAGCGTGTTGTCCCAGTATCCCTTCTTCTCTTCCTGAGAGACAGACTTGTCCAAGTGTAGCTGCTTGTTAGCCTCAATAGACATGATGCCTAATGCTGTCTTGGGGATGTCCTCCTCCAAGGCAAGGATACCTATGTTATCTTCCGTAGCTCCTAGCAGGTAATGCTCAAGCTCCCTGACAATCTGTGACTTACCCATGCCTGAGCCTGAAGTAATAGTCACTAGCTCCTGCTTACGGAATCCATGTGTGTACTCATTGAGACACGCCCAAGGGTAGTCAATAGACTTGACATCAGACTGCTTGATGATCATGTCCCATGTCTCATTACCCGCAACGATACCATCAGGGCGGTATGACTTAGCGTTCCACCACTCCTTAACAAAGTCCTGAACCTTACGTGCCTTGAGCATGTCACCTGCATCCTTCATGGATAGCTCAAGATTCTTTGCCTTGTTGGGGGTGAACAGATCAAGCACTGAACGTGCCGCCTCCTGTCCTGCCTTGTCACTGTCGAAACATATGACTACATTATCAAAAGACTCTAGCCACTCAAGGTTTGCTTTGATGTCTTTGCTTGCTCCTGCCGCACCTGATCTGATGGATACGACAGGCCACTTCCCGTCAAACATCTCGTTGACTGCCAGTGCATCAGCCTCGCCCTCTGTGATCGTAATGTATTTACCGCCACTCTTGAACGCCTGTTGACCAAACAACCCCGCATTATCAAAGCCTCCTGTCGCATAAAAGTTTTTAGTTTCTACTGCTCGTACCTTAGTACCTATCACCGCACCTGTATCTTTATCATGGTACGGGTAATGGTGTTTGACAATCTGCCCGTCAGTGCCGTACTCAACCGTGACACCATAGCGTTGTGCTGTGGCTTGGTTGATACGTCTATCAGGGATTGCCGCTACTACTCCTGTCATCTCTAACGACCTCTTAGGTTTCTGTTGAATGCTCATAACCTGACCATCGCCTCTCTCGTAATGTGAACAGCCGCCCGTGAAGCAGACGGCATGCCCATCAGAGTATCTAGCCAAGTTATCCTTAGAGCCACACGCAGGGCATGGCTCATGTCGGACAAAGGTAGATTCAACTGCCATTAAAAGTCCTCGCCTCCTTCCTGCTCTGCAACTTCCAGAACCTTGACCTTATTCAGGTAGGTAGACGTTCCATGTACAGGGTGGGGCTGACCTTCTGCCCACAACAGACGTACCTTAGAGCCACGGCCAATGCGTCCTGCAAAGGGATTGCCATCAGCGTCTAAGACAGGCACATCATACTTGGTGCTGAACTTACGCTGTTTAGTACCCTCGTACTCACGTAGCTTGACACCCATACCTGCTAACTGCTCTGCGGTTTGATCGTCTAAGCTAATGACAACTGAATACTTGCCAGTGGATTGACCCTGATACATCTCATGGGTGTCTAGGTTTTCAAATGCTAATGTACCTTCTACTACTGCCATAGTTACTGCCTCTTGCTATTTAAAGTTATGACACTAAACGTGCCGCTTTGGTGGTTGTATACTACTTAAGTATACTTTAGGATAATACTTTAAAGATTAATAAAATATTATCCCTTAACTACATGATTATTATATCAGGCATTCAATACTGTGTCAAGTTCTTTTTCAGATAAGTTTGGAAACTCCTTTAGTATGACCTCCATCTCGCTACTCTCTGCCATAGCATCGTCAGAGTGAGAGGCACACACATTGCATAGATCAAGATGCATACCTGTATGGTTGTCAATTCGTTTAAGTTCATACTCATTAAGGATAACGTCACACGCTTTACATCTACTCATTGGGGAATACCTCGCTGTACTTTTGCACCATGTCGGTGTATGAATTACTGTAATACTCGTCACGCATCTGCTTAGTGACTCGCTGTGTCAGTTCAGATAATGTCATACAGTATACCTGATACTCAATCAACTCGTCAACCATTACGTGTGCTTGTGGTTCTATCCAATCACTAGGCTCATAGTCATAGCCTAGCAGTCCCTCTTTGATTTTACTCATACGTCTATCTCCTCGTACACGCGACCATAGCTAATCAAGATGAAGGGCAAGTGTAGCAGTACGCCTTCAAAGGGCATGGCCTCAGTGTTGCCCGTGTCCTTGTTATAGACCCAGACGGCACGGCTGTCAGCCATCTCAAGGTACAATCCGCAACCATTGATCAGTTCTATACTTAACATTCTGCCAAATATCATCATACTATTCTTCTCCTAAAGTTTTATCCACAGTAAACAGACGCAAGTATTTATCGCCCTCATTATAACGGTATCCATTATCTAGCTCAACAGTAGGATATATAGAGCAATGTACAGCCCCTTCCCTGTCCTCGTAACCTTCACCTATGCCCTCATCCCAACAGTTGATGTCAAAGAACTTATCGCCTACCTGAATCTCTGTCCATGTCTCCTCGCCATGACCTATGTTGTCATAGAACTCGTCAAAGATCTCCAGTGCTTGCTTGTTGGCCTCCTTAAGCTCCTCATCAGTAATCCACAGCTCCGTACTACAGGAGTTTAGCACACGTAGCTTGCTCTTGTCCTTATCTTTTAACATCTTGATAGGGAATCTAATCTCCACGCTACAAGGGTCTGCGTCCATGACGTGCCAATCCTTAGACGGACATGTCTCTAGCCAATCAAAAAATTCTTTATCAGTCATCATTATTTACCTCGCGCATTGCGCTTTTGTTTTCCTGTCGCACTCGTTTGTTGTGCTTGCGTTTGATCTTCTTTACTTCACCGCTACGCCATTGTAGCAGGGAACGAGAGGCGCGAGAGAATGCGTCGTACTCGTCGCCTCCTTTTAGCTTGATACGTTTAGTCATCTAATCTCCCAAGTCTCTCCTCGTCTGCCAGTATCTCAGCTACGGCCTCGTCAATCTCCCATTGCTCCATAGGTTCATAATCATCTGCATCTGGCAAATCATAGCCGTATGGCTCGTCACCGTGTAACCAATCCTCACAACTACCATTCCAAATCCTACCCATAATATATACTCCTAGTTAAACAAAGTGGACAAGGGATTTGATAACATAAAGAAAAACCCTAGCCATATTAAGTAAGTTAATGATGCGATGGTACACCATCCAAATACATCTGTAAAGAACTTTATGCGATACTCTCGCTTTTGTTCAGCCACTAGCTGCTTACGTCTTGCGCTATTCATTAGTCAAGCCCTCCAATCTGGTGTTATTGTGTCGATAGTGTAGCCTAACTGCTCTATTAACTCAAGAGTTTGTTCGGTCAGGGTCTTACATCCTGACAACCTCGCGAATGTCTCAGCGTTGTTACAGGCCGGATAGATAACCTTCCGACCATAACTCTGCTTGACCTCTATTAATATTGACCTGCTCATTGTTTATGCTCCTATCAAAATTAGTTTGCGCTCTAAATACTCAAAGCCTTTGAATGACACGTTTTCGCGGTTACATATCCGCAATAACTCACTTGTACGATCTTTTTGTGTCAATCGTTTTAGCATGTCTTTAGTGTTATAGAGACACTCAAACTCTACTTGTATTTTGCCTAATGTGATTGCTGATTCGCTCATTATACTACCTCCACTAAATTATTAATTACTGATTGCGGTACTTCCACTGCGTCACAACCCTGCAACCACTTATTGATATGCTTGGTAGTGGTTACGCTGTACTTGGTTGATGTACGCACCAATGCACCCGTATCAGTTCGTGCGGCCACTGGTGTCTCGTAGCTAAAAAATACCTGTACCTCGCCCAAGTCTAGCTCGGTCATGTTACTACCTAATTGCTTAAGCTTCATCTTTACTGCCTCTTGGTTTAGTTGGTTTATGCGGTAACACTGCCTAGACAATGCTACCTGATAAACTAGCTGATTTTAGATACTGCGACTTTAGTGAAGTATCTACCGACATTAGTAGATCGTCGAGTTTGTAAACGATCACCGGAGAACTGATGGCCTGAAGTAAAGGTCATGTCTGGACCAGAGCAGTACTTCTCGTCGTAGCCATCGTAGCTAACAGTATCAACAGTGAACGTCCATACTTTCTCGTCACCGCGCATCGTGTCACCGACCAATGTTACGATGTCGCCAACTTTAATTTCGTTTTGATTTTTCATTTTGTATTACCTCTCAGTTGGTTTCAATATCAATAATTTTATAACAAACTATCACTCTGTGTCTACTGCCTTGAGCACTCCAATCTTCCAGAATACCGTCACGGCTTACAGCGCAATGGCTACGGGTCATAAATAGGAACCTACCGCCACTGGGTGGCCGTTTAGCCACTGTGCCTAATGTGGCTCCATAAATGTTGGACACCCGCTCCAACTTCTTACCCATGCTTTTGTACATAGCGCGGATTTGTAATTGATTTAAACCTCTGCGCTTTTTACGGTCTACCTCTCGCTCCGCGATGGCGCGAGCCTTACCGAACGATAAATCGCACGCCACAGCTAGTCCAATCACCGTGCAAAAATTAGTATCATGGTAATACTTACGGCCTACCTTGGCTAGTTCATCGTATGAATGTTTAAAATGTTTAATCTTGCCCATGTTTAATTACCTCAGTTACTCAACGCAAACGCCAGTCGCCTAGCATTTCCGGTGAATAACCGCTGATTGATTTAGGGACTACTCAACGGCACACCTTGGCCCGAAGGCTTACTTCCCGTTATAACCTTAATCAATCTTGGTTATTCTATCCACAGCTAGTATGCTTCCATCTGTCGCTATTGCCTAGGCTAAGAAGCCGACAGTATCCACGCTATGCTGTGGGTGAGTAAGGACTTTACAACTCGCTTATGGTCAACTCAAGCACCTAGGTACCTCGCCATAAGTAAGTATTGATCCCGTTGTCCGTTCCCTTACTCAGTGGTGCCCATGATAGACCTTTGAGAGGCTGATGCTTATCTATTTGCGACATAGATATATCTGGTTGCGACAATCTACAATCTTTTTTATCTACCTACATCTATAGCAATTTATTTGTGGCTACTTGTGGCTATCCTTATGTACCTAGCATAAGGGTATGCTTGTGTCAACCTGTGTATTCATACAGTGCTATAGGTATCCTCTGGCATACACGCACCTTACCTTGTGGAATCTTATGCAATACCCGTGCCAACATGGTGGCCTGTGGATAACTTTAGGATTTCTGTGGATAACTCAGGTATTTCTGTGGATAACTTGTGGAAAACCTGTGGAGAAATAAGGGCGGGGAGGGGGTCGCGTGTTACATTATATGCTGATGTTCCCTCCGGTATACAAAAAAGGGTGAAATTAGGCTACATGTATAAGCCTTGTGAATACTTGTAAGTCCTTGAGATACATAAGGAAACACAAGGTGGCCCTTAAGTAGCCCTGAGCTATAAGAAAGGACACATTAATAGCTAAAAGTTATGACACGAGTGGGGAACTTTTGGCTAGACTCGCGGTCTAAAGGAAACTTAAGGATATATAGTAAATAAAGCTTGACTTTCAGTTAAAAGTATGCTATAATATCTAGTATAATAGAGAGTCAAAGGCAACCATGCGCCTTAAGTATACTTAAGAACACCTTTAAGTTTATTCTTTAAATAATAATTAAAGTATAATCCTAAAGAATACTTAAGT